GAAAAGTTAAAGAAAATGTTACAGAAAATGTTACAGAAAATGTTACAGAAAATGTAGAAACATCAGAAGATAATACTGAAACTAATCCTAATAAACTATCTAAAGGCCCAGAAGATGCTGCGCCTAAAGAAAAACCTATAAAAAATTATTTTACTGATCATGTTTTTAAAGCATATGAGAAGTATGAAGCTCAAGGAAAAATGCCTTTTACTTATAAGGACTTTAAAGAGCTTGAAAAAGCAGGACTTATAGAAGTAACTAAAACAGGAAAAATTAAAAAATCAACTCTTGATGAATTAGTAAAAAAAGTAGAAAACATACGAAAGTTTAGAAATAACGCAGAACAAGGTGTGCTTAATGTAATTGGTAAAACTGACATGGCTTTACTTGAGTTTACTGAAGCATCTAAAGAAAATCCTAGTGGTAGTTACGGGGAACTTAATAAATTAGAAGGGCAAGAAAGTGTAGCAATTGAGGCTTTAAAAGCTGACATGATAGATGCAACTCCTAATAATGTAGAGGTACTTAAAAAAGCACAAACTAATTTAAAATTAAAAAAATCGCATGGTTTAGATAATAAAAACTTTGGGGTTGTAGGGCAACGTGCTGAAGGTGCAAGTCGAGGGATAAAAGGAAGTGAATCTAATTCTCCTTTTAAATTAGCGTTTCCTTATACAGGTAATAAATTTGGGTTAAATTTTTTTAATAGTTTAGATCCTAATCAACAATTAGAAATTATTAAAGATGTTATTGAAGCTAGAACACCCATTGTAGAACTTAAAACAAAAGTTAAAACTAGAAAAGTTGTAGATTATGATATTGGTGATAAAGCTACAGAATTAGAAGAAGAAATTAAAAACTTACAAGACAATATAGATTCTGCAAAAGAAATTAAAAACACATTAACAAGTAAAAAACCAAGAACTGAAAAAGAAAGAAAAAAAATTGAAAAAGAAATTAAAGATTTAAATAAAAAAATTGCAGAATTAGACAAAGAATTTGAATTAAAAACAACTGAAATGGCAAAGTTGATAGGTTATGCAGACTTTCCAATTTCTAAAGAAGAAAAAAAAGCAAACGATTTAGATGAAATTCGCAATATGGCGGCTTTAGAATTAGGGCAAACACTTAACGATATAGCAAATGAACAAAAAAAAGCGGGATTTGAGGTTGAGGAAAATAAAAAAATATTAGATAAGTTACGAAAAGAAGAAGAAACATATAAAAAAGCATATAAAGAAGCAGATGAAGCCTATGTAGATTTTGTAGAAAAAACAACTACAAAAGAAGGTAAATATATAGAAGACAATCCACTTGTTGGAACAAGACATGGAGTATTAACTGATGAAAAAAGAGGACTTCAGTATTTAAAAAAAGCATCTGAAGGTACACAAAATTTATTGCAGATTGCACCAGCATACTCAATCCCGTTTGAAGAAAAAGTCTACCCTAAAACAACAATAGAAAAAATAAAAACAGCTGTTTTAGAAAAATTTGGAAAAATTGGTTTAAATCGTATTATTGTTGCAAAAAATCCTAAAAGAGCAGGATTAAAAAATATTGAATCAACTGCTGCAGGAGTAGTTATCGATAATAAAGTTTATTTGTTTGCAGATAATATTGCTGAAGGAAATGAACTAGGAGTTTTATTGCATGAATTAGGTGTTCATGTTGGAATGCCAGCACTTGTAGGTCAAGGTAATTATAAATTTCTTATTAGTAAAATTAAACAATTTGCTAATGCAAATGATGGTAGTCGTGAATCTCAACTAGCTAAACGAGCACTTGATAGAGTTAGACAAGCTGAAAAAATTGTAGATGTTAATAAAGATGATGAGTTAATTGCTTATTTTGTAGAAGAAGCAGTTAATAGTGGAATAAACCCGACTGTCGAAAGAACTAAAAAATCTTTTTTAGGAACATGGTTTAGACGATTTATAGCGGGGGCTAAAAACCTGCTTAACAAACTAGGGTTTAAGTTTAAAGCAAACGAATTTAATGCACAGGAACTTGTAGATATTGCTTATGGCGGTGCTGATTTTGCAATAAGAAACCCTAATATTAAATTTACTAACGCTGAAAAAGCCATACAATATAGCGTTGCCACGCCTTTAGGAAATGCAAAAAACCTAATGAATAATACGTTTAGTAATATTCATAATGCTGCACCTGTATGGTCACAAAACACAATTGATAATGTTCTTAATGGTGTATCTAATCTACCAGATTATTTTAAAAAAGTAGTTTACAATTTATTAAGCTTACGTCAAATGGCAGATACAATAGACCGTTTTGGAGAAAAATATAGGCCTATTGCAGATGGAATTAGAAAACTTAACGATATAGTAAATGAAAGACGTTTTAAGATTGATCAAACCCGATTAAAATTTCAAGATGCTTTGTTAAAGGCTCAAAGTCACAAAGAAGGTTATACTCAAAAAGATCTTGATGAGTTTTATGAAATTGTGCATGAGTCTACTATTGAAGAAATAGATTTACGTAGTAACGCATCTGATGTTACCTCTACTGATTTGTATAAACGCTATATGAAAGTTGTTAATAAATCATCAGATTTAAGTAAATATGACCTAAGAAAAGCTTATAAAATATTAGCAGATGAATACGCAAATGCAGGACAAAGATTATTAGATTTTTACCAAAAATCCATAGGTGAAACACTTAGCGATAAACAAAAAAGAGAGCTAGGATTTATTACTAATGCGTCTGGAAAAATAGTTCCTTATTTTCCTTTAGTACGTAGTGGTTCTTGGTGGGTTGATTTTAAAGTAGGTGATGAAATATTTACTTTAGCTTATGAAAATAAAAGAGAAGCAGAACAAGCAGTTAAAAAATTAGAGAAAGATCCTGAAGTTTCAATACAACAAGGAGGAGTATATCAAAGAGTTAGGGGTGGAGAAAATGAATTAAATGATAGTACAAGTTCTTTAAAAGTATTAAACGCTGTACAAAAAGCATTAGAAGACGCTTTGCAACCTGGCCCAGATAAAAGTGAAGCAATTAGGCAAATAAAAGACACTATTTTAAAAGCTTATCCTGCACAATCTTTAAAAAATCAATTTAAAAAACGTAAAGGTATTAAAGGATTTAGACAAGACGTATTTCAAAATTTTGCTGAAATGAGTTTAAAATATTCTAATGAATTATCTTTATTAGATAATGTAGATGATATCAATAATGCTATTGGCGCAATAGAGAATTTTGGAGGGGAAGGTAAAATACCACCTGGCGTAGCTAATATACTTGCTTCTTTGCAAAAACGATCTAAATTTTTATTAAATCCTACTCCAGGGGTAATAGCTAGTAGATTTGCATGGGGTGGATACACTTGGTTTATATTAGGTAATATATCTTCTGCTCTTATTAACTTAACTCAAATACCTTTAGTTACTTATGGTTTACTTGCAGGAGAGTTTGGCATAACAGATGCAGCTGGAGCTATAAAAGATGGATTTAAAGATTATTTTAAATTTCACAAAGATGATAATACAACAATATCATTTTTAGGTTTACCTCTTGCAGACCGCACTGCATTTGGTGGAAAATTTATAGATGAAAGTACAGCAGAAGGTAGAGAAATGAAAACTTTATTTGATACTGCACTTGCTAAAGGCATTATACGAAGAACTACCAGTCAAGAATTACAAGAAGCTAAATTTAATCGTGTGGATTCTGTTACAGGAAGAATGCTTAAAACAGAAATGGCATTAGGATATGTATTTCAAAATTCAGAACGAGCTAATCGTGAAGTTAGTTTACTTGCTGCTTACAGACTTGCTAAAAAGAAATACAAAGATACAAATGTTGCAATGGAACGAGCATTTGAAATAGTCGAGCAGGCTAATGGCCCCGCTTTGGCTGAAGCTGGCCCTCAACTTTTTCAAGATAGTTTTGGAAAAGTTATCGGAACATTCAAACGTTTTGCATTATCTCAGTTATACCTTCAGTATAAATTATTAAGGGATATTAACCCATTTATTAAACAACTAGACAAAGACCCTAAAGTACCAGAAGGTGCGCCTTCTGCTCGTGCATTAGCTCTTAGACAATACGCTATTATTTCAGGAAGTGCATATTTATTTGCAGGAGCAAAAGGAGTTCCTCTTTATGGAATAGCAGAAGTTGCACATGCTCTTGCACAAAAAGCTTTTGGAGATGAAGAAGATGAACTTGGTCTTAACTTTAATATGAAAGTTAGAAAATTTATGGGAGATATGAGTTTTAAAGGGCCATTAAGTCATTATTTAAATATAGATTTAGCAGGTAGAACAGGTTTTTATGGACTTATGTACAGAGATGACCCATATCGTAGGGCAGAAATAGGAGATCTTCCTTACTTTATGGAAGCACTTGGAGGGCCAGCAGTAGCTGCATTTTATAGAAATCCAACAAAAGCAATAGAAAAATATGAAGCAGGAGATTTATACGGAGCTATACAAACTGCTGTACCATCATTTATACGAAATGGCATGAAAGGATTTGCATTAGCAACAGAAGGTGCAGTAAACAGTAAAGGTGTACCTATCGTAGAAGATATAAGTGCATATAGTACTATGATGCAAATATTAGGATTTACCCCTAATCAACTAGCAAATGCGTATCAAGCTAATGAATTTTTAAGTAGGCAAAGTAGAAAACTTACTGATAGAAAATCTAAACTTCTATTAGAATTAAATATAGCTAAAACAGCAGGTGATATAGATGGTGAACTAAGAATATTAGAAGATATAGATAAATTTAATAGTACAGATGTAGTTCAAAATGCAGGAATAGGAATTTTTAGTTCAACAATAAGGAAGTCATTTAAAAATTTTAATAATTATATAGAGGATTCTGTAAGAGGATTGCGTTTACCAAGAAAAACTCGTGATGCAGTTATTGAGCAAACAGGGATAGAAGACCCAATAGATATGTAAATCACAAACCCCTTTACTTCTTACCAGTTCTCTGGAGTAAATATAATGCCCGATCCATTAACCGTGACTGCGGCAATAACTTTAGCGGGTAAAGCAGTTAATCAAGTTACCAAATTAGTTCAAAGTGGTAGAGAATTAGAAGATTGTGTCGGACACATAAGCCGCTGGTTTGAGTGTTGCTCAGATATAAATAAAGCTAGAGAGCGTGCAGAAAACCCCCCATTTTTTAAAAAACTTACAAATGCTAAGTCTGTAGAATCAGAAGCTCTTGATGCTATGATTGCACAAAAAAAGATGCGTGATCAAAGAACACAGTTGCGTGAGCTTATTATGTGGCAGTGGGGGAAGGACGAATGGGATAATCTTCTTGCTCAAGAAAAAGAAATACGGGAAAGACGGGCTAAAGCTATACATAACCGTATTATTTTAAAACAAAAAATATTTGATTTTATTATTGGGATATTAGGAATAATTGCAGTTTTAGGAATAATTATAGGATTTATTTGGGTTATTTCACTGGGCGGTGAATAATGCTTCTTGTATTTATGCTTACAACATTTTTAGATGGGCGGCCACAGCCTGATAAATCTTATTGGTATGATATCAATAGATGTCAATATTTTGCTAAAAGTATAAGACGACAAAACTATTGGTTGAGTCAAAAATATAATCAACCTGAGATTGGCGCAACCTGTATGCCCGTTATGGTAAATCCAAATACAACAAAAGTTTGGAGATAGTTACTTTAATCTCCATACTCTTACTCCTCTTACTCTGTTTTCAACAACTACTTTCATGCGAACTTTTAATTTTCTTTCTTTAACAGCTATCCTTAATACTCTTTTTGCTTCTTTGGTATTAAGAGATGGAATAAAAAAAGAGGAATTAGTTTTAAATTTATCCCAGTTAATATCAAATTCTATCCCGTGGATTCGGATCATCAACTTCCTGCCCTAAATTCTGCATAAATTCTGTATCAATTAAATCAGTGCCATCTAATTTAAATATATGTGTTTCTACAGGTGGTGAGTTAATAGATGTGCCTGTAGCTAACCTTTTACGTTTTGTTCCTTGATGTATACCTTTATCTTTTAAATCCCTTACTAAATCTTTAAATATAATCTGTTCTCTAGCACAATAATTTCTAATGGCCTTGCTAAATATGTATAAAGTTTCTGTATCTGGTTCTAACCTAGTAGTTAATTCGTAACGTGGTTCAACTATTGGTAAAGGAGTAATAGAATTTCTAGCATCTTGTGCGCCATTTACCACTAAAATATGACCACGATTAGCGTTAAGAAAACCTCCCAACACCCCTACAAAATCTATTTCAGGTTCAACAATCTGTTGTCTTAACGTTTCTACAAGTTGATTACTTGCCCAAGCTAATATTCTAGGAATATCTAAATCTATCAATTGGAGGTAATTAGCAATTTGCGCCCCTGCTATGTTGCAAGATATAACAGCAGACCAAAAACGCTCTCTTGAGTTTAAGTTTGCTTTTGCGTCTAAATGCTCTTGTATACCCCTTGCTAACTCTACAGCTTTAGGTAAATTTTTAACTAAATACTCAATGTATATTGGCCCTGCTAAACCATAGTTATTTAATAACCCACCTTCAAATAGTTTATATGCTTCAGACTTACTAATATTATCGGTACGATCAATACGATATTCTAGTAATCGCATAATCTCCCCATCAGCAAATTGTTTAATTAAAGATAGTTTTTCTGCCATAGAAGCATTAGAGCTTGCTAATGCAATTAAACTCCAACTTGTATCGTTTTTACGCTCCATGTTATTTTGAGATTGCATCCTTCCTGGCCCTGAACCTTGTGATACGTTATATAGTAGAGTAGAAACAGACTCTGGGTGCATATTAGTTATCTCATCTACTGTGTAAGGTAAATTATTCATAACCCCAAGTCGGTGCATTTTATGAGCAAAAGTATCTGTTTCTTGTGCTAATAATTTATCAGGATGCCCATACACACTATTACACATTTTTAATACCGTAGACTTTCCTGTGCCAGATGATGAGTTAATTAGGTTTATTAACGCACCATTAAATCCAAGATGTTTTATTAGTGGCGCACCAAATGCTGTAAAAAATCCAAACGCATGAGGTTCAAAATCAGGTTTATTATAAACTTTAATTATTTGTTTCCATTCTTCTATATCTCCCTTTGAATTAAGCCATTTGCAAATAGATTCTGTTTTTGGAGAAGGAGGAGAATAACGGATTGAAGAAGAACTAACTTCTTTATCCCCAAGAATAAATTTACTATCATTATCTACCCACCCAAATTGGGTTCGCATAATTTCAGCTTCGTCTTGTGACTGTTGACTTTTAGTACATTCAATTAAATAGACCATCATTAGATCCATTTGTTTAGGCATCATAACTACCCCTTGTGCTGAAAGTATTTTTCTTAATTCTTCTTTACTAGTCATACTAGATAATGGAATTAAAAATTCACGTATACCATCTTTAGGTAAAACAAGTTTAGCTAATGCCATATCCCCTTTTTCATGGTCGTGTAGGCGTTTAACTAAATACAAATCATTATGATAAACTAGTAAATCTTCATCGTCAGGGTCACGAGCTTTTTTATATATACCACCCTTTACTGCTCTAAAGAAAGGAAAAGGTAGTTTTGGTGGGTTAAATTCTAGTATGGTGTCATCTTCTTGCTCTTTAATCTCTATACCTAACTCAATAGGACTTCTTATCTTTCCAAAATGAGGGCAATCGTCACATATATTTATGTTAATTTCATCAATCGTGTCACAACGATATGATTTATCAACTAAATCTTCTGCTTTTTCTTCTGTCTTTTGGCGATCATAATCAGGGTGTTTCTCAGATACAGCATGAATAGCAACACTAGAATCTTTGCAATTGGTAGCTATGGAAAGTACTGCTCTCCATAAATTGTAGTCTACTTTAGCTTGATGCTTTAGTGCATACTCTATTTGCCTACATCCTTTTCCCTTAACAATTTTATGTATAATTTTACGAAAAGAGTATTGTTGGTTATTTTTCTTACGTGCATCATTTTCTGCAAATGAATGTTCGTTAGCTGTTTCTGCGGTTCCAATAAGTTTTTTAATTTTACTAAAACTAACTTCAGTAGCTTCTTGTAATACTGAAACTGTAGCAGGAGGATTTGTTTTATAGTTAAACGTGTTAGGTACACGTAATATCCTTGCACTATCTGCTGTAACCGCTGGGTCTGCTTCAAGATCTTTCTCTTTACATAAAATTTTTAATTGTTTTGCAACTGGATTCCATTCATCTTTAGTAATTGCTTCTTCTAAAATCCAATAAACATGTATACCTCTACCACTATCAATAATAGTAGGTGTAGGCAAGTTTGTACGTTGACAAAAAGACAATAACGCTTTAAGAGCATCAACTTGATTTGGGTACGGTTTATTAGCTCCGCAATCCAAATCAAGCCAAAAAGATTTCATATAACCCGCATTTTCTTGTGTTCTTTTTCCTGATTCTATAAAAGAAGCACACGCAAAGTATATGTTAAAACCCCCATCTCGTAAATCTTCTATTTTATTTTCTATAGATTCCCAATTACTATGGAAACTTTGTTGAGGATTTACTTTGTCTTTTAGACCAACGATACAATAGTTTCCCTCCTGCGGAAGGATTTTTTGTAATATTGTTGGCATAATTAAACCTTTTCATCTTCTCTCGTAAGGTATTCCATAATTAACTCAGAGTGTCTTTCGTTCGGAATCCAAGTGCCATCAAACCATTTGTAAATAGTTAATTTAGACACTTTAAATTCTTTTGCTACGTCTAATACTCTTATGTCCTGTTTAATGCAAAATCTACCTAGCTTTACCCCTGCACTAGATAGATCTGCATTATCATTAGCATTAGCTATTTTATTGGAATAACCCCTATTATCAGTCATTATCATCCACTTCAGAATCAGGAGGAGATGTAAACTTACTAAGGATGTCATTTAAATCAGTTTTATTTGTTTCTGGATTAGAATCTTCAGCAGGTTTTTTCTTACGGGTTTTTACCTGTGTTTTTGGTTTTGGTGTATCAAGAGCCGTAAAAATATTATCAGGTTCTGTTTCTGTAGGTTCATCTAAAGCACTAAAAGAACCTATAGCTTGTCTTTCTGCTAACTCAACTACTTGAAGGCTATTTATCCAAAAAGATACTCCAGAGTTACCTGATATTTTGTGTGGAAACAAAGTTACATCTACATTAACAGTGCTTCCTGTAGTTAATTCAAAATCATCTGCTAATGGTTTTGCATCTCTACCAACTTGCATAGGAGGGGCTTGTAGTTTACCTTGAGCACTTTTGCAATTTTTGTGTATTTTTTTAATAACAAAAAAGCCATCGCCTTCGTTTAATATTTTAGGGTTTGTAGAATTTCCCTGTGGCACAGTAGGATCTGGCATTTGCTCTTTTCCATAAGGACTTTGTTGCCAAGCCTGTGCGTAAGATTGCATAAATTCTTTAGCGGTATCTGTATCCATACGAATACCTAATTCCCAAGCCGCATTAGGCGCATCTGTTGAACAAGGTACAGTTTGCCCTCTACCCCCATTTTTTCGTGGTGCTTCAGTATCATAGTGGTATGGTTGATTTAACTTTGGATACCTTGCTTCCACGTTTCTTAAAATATGTCTAACTAATGGTGTTTGTGCCATTTTTTTCTCCTTTTATTTATGAACTTCTAACTGTAATCTGTGTTTCTACAAACACATTTATACCCTTTGGTTTTTTGTCTGGGTTTTCTTCTAAAAAATTATCAAAGTTTTTTTGACTAATTCTTTTTTCTAACAAATCAAACCTGTCATTGTCGGCAACTACTCTGTAAAAATTATCCCAGTCGGTTGTAGAATATCTGCGTTTTTCTTGGGATATGAGTGTTCCCGATTTTGTTTTAACGCTTGATGACCCCAACTGTTCCATAACTTTTTCTGCGTAGTCTTCCAACTTACCTTTTTCTTCTTTCAAAGCATTTATTTTTTTATCTGCTTCTTTGTTTATTTTTGTAATCTCCCCTCTAATTGCAACTATAGCGGCCGCAATTTGTTCGAGCGAATACTTTTCTTCTATGACTGCTGACATTTAAATTTCTCCTTCTAAACACAGTTTAGAAATTGTAGAATACTACACTAAACTCTGTCAAGTGTTTTATTTAATTATTTCTTGGTATAGGTCTAGTAATTTAACGTGAGCCTCTAGCCTTCCTGATAACAATTTGTAAAGCTTCCGTTCTACTGCAGACCCTTCTATATTTACAATAGTCATGGCATTTTTTTGCCCCTTACGGTTAATTCTTGCATTAGCTTGCAGATATGTTTCCGTAGAAGTTATGGGGGAATACCATATAATTGTGTTTGCGGCTGTTAATGTAATTCCATGTGCGGCGGCCTGTGGTTGAATAATTAACACTTTAGGGTCAGGCAACACTTGAAAATCACTAAATAGTTTAGTGCGTTTGTTTAACGACACACTCCCTGTAATACACTCAGCTGTAATCCCTGCTTTGTTTAAGTAGTTATATAGTATTTCTATGGTGTGCTTAAAGGGAGCAAAGATTAAAACTTTTGCAGATGCTTCTTCAATTACTTCTTTTACAACATTTAATCTGTTTGATGTATCAAACTCAACTACATTTCCATTATTTGAGTAAACTGCCCCACCTGATAATTGTAGTAATTTACTCATGTTTACTGCTACATTTGCGGAGGTAATGTGTTCATCTCCTGCTTCTAATATAAATTCTTCTCGCAATATCTTGTAGTAATGTTTTTGTTGTAAAGTTAATGGTGCTGTGCGCTCTACATATGTTACAGGGGGTAAATCCAGGCATTGTTCTTTAGTAAACCTAATAGCAGGTTGGAGTGTTTTGTGTACAATATCTTGTGCGTTAGGTTTAGGAATCCATTTAAACTTAGATACAGGGTACATAACAGAGTCTTTAAACCGCATTTTAGAAGGTGTTACATTGTCTGGTACGCACAATTTTGCTAATCCATGAGCATCAATAGGTGATTGAGCCGCAGGAGTCCCTGTTAGCATCCACATCCACGTACTAGGAGTAATTAACCTGTTAATTAACTTCCATCTATTAGTAGTACAATTTTTGTAAGCATTAGCTTCATCTATAATGATTAAATTAAAACCACCCTTTGCAACAGCATCTTTAACTACGTTTATGCCATCATAGTTTATAATTATGTACTCATAATCATTCTCTATAATTTTTTTGCGTTTTTCTTTTGCTCCATGTGCAACTCCCAAACTTCTGTGTGGGGCAAACTTATATAAATCAGCTTCCCAAGCACTTTTCATAATAGAGAGTGGGCATATTATAAGAACACGATCTATAAAACCTTCAGACAATAAATAATCCGAAGCCCAAATAGCCGCACCTGTTTTACCTGTGCCTTGCTCATTAAAACAAAATGCTCGTGGGTTTAAGGTTAAAAACTCAGCTGTAGTTTTTTGATGTTCCATAGGCGCATAAAGTCCCGTCCATTTATAATCTCTCATAATTGGAGAAGGGATATTCTTCATGCGTAATTTTGCCAGCCTTTGAGCTGTTAATAAATCCCAACGCATTTTTATAGTGTATATATCGTTATCTTTCCTAACAATGTCACTACTAGGGATATTAGTTTGTATTTTTGTAGGATGTCTGGTGCGTAAAACTAACGTGTTATCTATTACTTGCATTTATTTCTTCTTTTTTGTTTTCTTTTTTGTTTTCTTTTTAGCTACTTTTTTCTTAGGCACATTCTTTTTTACACTGCCATCTGAGTTTCTGCTAAATGATCTGTTCTTACTAGGTGACACACTCCTAAGATTAGAGGCTTTATTCGTACCACCTTTTGATAAAGGCTTCTTGTGGTCAATGTCTTCTCCTTTGACATCAGTAATCTTACCGTCCTTACCTTTGTTTTTAGCTTCGTATCTAGCTCTTTCCCTAGCGTTTCGTGCGAGTCTTTCGCCCCTTGCTTTTTGTTGTTTGTACTCTTTTTTGTACGGCCTTGGTTTGTTTACGTACGGCATTTTTCTTTTTACCTCTCGCTTTACTTAGTGCGATTGCAATCGCTTGATTTCTTGGTTTTCCAGATTTAATAGATTCTACAATGTTAGCTTTAATAACTTTATCAGATTTTCCTTTTTTAAGTGGCATACCATCTACTCCTCCCATTAAATTCACAGTCCGTCACAGGACAAAATTTGTAGCAACTAAAATTAGATTTAGGATTCCAATTATCTGCTTCAAAACATTTATTTAACAACTCTATATCTTTATCCCATGATTTCCAATAATCTTCTTCACGCTCTCTATAAAACCTAGACTCTATTAGTTTTTCTGCTACTACAAACATTAAACCACCTTTTACCGTATTTACATGTGGAAAATGTTTAAATAACGCTAAAGATAATATTTCTAATTGTTTTGTGTCTGCGTATCGTGTTGACTTCCCAGTTTTATAATCTACTAACAAAGCATTTTTACTTGTTATTGCTACAAAATCAGCAATTCCACGCCACCACGCTTCGGGAGCAAAAAAATCACAGGGATCTAAATCTGCGGTTAAAGCCATTTTTAACTCGTAATATTTATTACCACCTGTATTTATCAAAGTGTCTACAAAAGGTTTTACAAATTCATACTCTTTAGGGAGTGGTGTTCCATCTCTACCATATTCTTCTGCCGCTTGATGTACTTCTTTTCCATAAATTAAATGATGTTGTTCTTCCTCAACTACATCTTTACAAATCCTGGTTCTGTAAAACTTTCTTGGACATTGTTTAAACAATGACAAACTGCTATACGACCATGTAAAGTTACTCATTAAACTTCGTTACCCCAAACATCCCAACCTTCTTTTTCATGCCTTGCGAATAATTCTATCCTTGGCAAGTCACCAGAATGTTGCACAATGATGTCCCGAAACACTTGCGGTTTTTCGCTATGCTTACGGCTGTTAATTTCATAGACTGCGCTACCTTCTGTCTCGATGACGTTTTTCAAATCTTTTCGCAAGCGTGGTAATTTGCCTTTTACTGCAAACAAAACATGTTCGGTTGCTCCTCGAAAGTAATACCCCAACCCCATTTCTATATTTTTATTTGAGTATTGCTTGACCCAAGTAAGCGTTTGTTTATATTTAAAGCCCCACGCATCACAAACGGCATGGGCTTCTCTCACAAACGAATTGGTATACCAAAGGTACAAATGACAATTATCATCGGCTATGTTAGCTACTGACAGTTCCGCAATACTTTTAGCGGTCATGGAGTCATAATGATGGTGGACTGCGCCATTACCCCAATTTTCTTTATAGCTCCACGGTGGATCTGCATAAATAATGTTATATTTTTTGCCCTCAATCATCTTCCTTCTCCAAAAGCACCACTAATCTTTTGATTAGTTCTAACACTTCTTCATCTTCTTCAGTATCAATTTCAATAGTAATCTTCATAATGTTCCATTTTAAATATCGGGGTTTTTTCACCGACATAAGCTCCAAGGACATTAAAATCCATGTATTCTCTTGCTTCTTCTGCACTCATATCATCTCTTTCTACTAATATCTCTACACATTTATCGTAATCGTAAATAAGTCGGTCGGGTCTATCAAATTGCCTACCTACTCCTATAATTGCCTCGTCAAATCCCTCTGCTTTCATCATTTTCTTTTTCCTTTGATACTTTTAGTTTATTAAATGCCAAATCAAAAGCCCAATAAGATAACCATTGATAAGAGTTAAACTGACTATAAAAACTACCCATAAAGAAAAATACTTCACTAGTTTTTTAACTACATGCTCCATAATTTTTACCCACCCCACTTTCACAATCTAACGGCAATCCTTCTGCCCATTTAGGACTTGTTCTCATGGTACGTTCTATATCTTGTTGTGCGCTCGCTGCTTCAGAAGTTTTCACCACACATAAAATAGAGTCGTGTACTGTCAGTGCAACTTTATATTGTTTAGATATTTCTACCATTTGCTCAGATATAATACATCTAGCTAAAGCCTGACAAACATTCTCTATTACTTTACCCCCATAAATCTTGGTACGAGTATTCCTCGCAAGATAAGTGTATTGTTCTTCATTATCACACTCCAAATCAGGATAAGTTAAAAACACTCCATTAGGCAAATGAAACCCTTTATAATCTAAATAGACTAACCCTTTAGGTTTGCCTAATTTTGTAGATTGTTTTCTGTGTAACGCTAATAAACACTTTTGAGCTTTTCTCCATAAAGCAGGGATATGTTGATAAGAATTTCTATATGTTTTTATAATTCTGTCAGCTTCTTTTAAATCAATAGTTACTCCAAAAGTAGATAATTGATCCTGGAATCTTTGTTTGCCCATACCATACCCACTCCCTAAAATAACAGACTTGCCTACAAAACGTTCATCTTTGGTGATATCTTTCTCAGGTTTGTCATAAATTTGTGAGGCCATTATTTTGTATACATCTTCTTTGTTAGCAAAAGCATTTACTAAATCTGTTTGCCCCGCTAACCACGCCAAAGTCCTTGCTTCAATCTGAGAAGAATCTGCATCAATAAGCACATACCCATCAGGAGCAACAATACATTTTTTAATTATATTGCTTCCTCTTGACGGTAAATTTTGTAAATTAACTTTATCAGTTCCACCCCATCTGCCTGTGTGAGCCGCATAATAT